GTTTAAGCATTCCGAGAGTTGGAAACATGTGATCTCCTTTACTGCTGAACGAAGACGGTGACGGCCAGCGATTGACCGGCCTGCGCCAAGATCAACGCCACTGTGATCGGCGGCATCACGCGGTTTGCGCGCTGTGCCTTCGGCCACGTGGAAACAGGCTGCTGGTACACCCAGTAGCCCTTCGGAAGCGGCGATCCAGATGCAATTGTCTTTGGTGGAGCACCTAACTGCGGGCCTGCCCACGTTCCCGACGTATCGATGAATCCGATGTTTTGCGAGTCCACGCACGCCTGCGAGACGGCGTTCTGCATCTGCGTGCAGCCAGCATCGTTGATGGGCACGGACGGGAGCGATTGGAGCAACGACAGGCCGTTCTGCTGGATGGCGGCGGCCAGCATGTCGAGAAATAGGAGGATGTCCACGAACATGCCCGATGGGGACACGCCGTAGTTCCACCAGATGCCCCCGTTCTGCCACTGGAGCACGCAGTTGAGGTTGAGCCCGACGGCCGAACGATCCGGCAGCCCGCAGTATGCCGCAACCTGCGTGAGTGAGAGCGGCTCCGGCGCGACCCCGGCTGGCGTGACGCCTCCGCCCGGAGCGGCCACGTTCTTGTACATCAGGTTGAAGTACGAACCCGGCAAGCCCGTATTCAGCGCCATCATCTGCCCCATCGCATAGGCGGCGGCGTAGATGTTCGAAGGATAGGCGCCGGACTGCGTGGTCGAGTATGCCAGGAACGTCCGAGTGAACGCAGCAACCTGCATCGCGGCGGCCAAGCTGATCATCGGAGATCCAACGTCGCCAGTGAATCCGGTGGTCGTGGCGAAGTACCGCGACTTGGGATTGACTGACTCGATGTAGCTGGCGATTGCCATCTGATCGCTGTCTGCTGCCGTCCCTGCGAAGTGGCAGGCGTACCACTGCGGATTGGCCCGGCAGGCGGTGACGGCCTGGAGCGGTGTTTCTCCGATGGCGGTGATGTTGATGGTCAAGCCGCCGGTCCCGCTTCCGCCGGTGGTTGGCAGGTTATTCGCAACGCTGTAGCCAGTCCCCTGCGAGCCAGGGATGATGGAAACTGCCGTCGGCGTCCCACCGCCATTCACGGTCACGATCAGCACCTGGCCGGCCTGTGCGCCGCCCTGTGTGACGGTCACGATGTCGCCAGCCACGTAATTGACCGGAGAGCCGGTCCCTATGGCTACCGCGGCGATTGCCGTCAGATCCTGGCGGCCGGCCCAGAGGTATGTTGCGCCAGCGCCAAAGTACAGCCCGGCGGCCTTGTATTCCGGCATCGACGTGGTGAACCCGCCGGCCAACATGTCGATCAGCGACTCGTAAAGCCGCGTCCTGGAGTTGGCTCCCACTGACGGAATCACCGCGCTCGGGCCGACGATGAGAGCCTGGTTGAACGCTGGAGCGCTTGCCGTCGGTTCGATGACTACGGTGACGGGAAGTATCAGATCCAGCGGAAGGGGATTTGGAACAACGAAAGCAGTTCCCATGATTATTCAAACTCCTTTTTCGTTTAGCACGGCCCGATTTGGACCTCGTCTTCCACACCGATGTCGGTGTACAGTGTCACATCCACGCTCTCCGCCGGGACCAGCGGCGCCAGCGTCTCGGTGACCGCCTCATTGCAAAGAAACTCAACGTCCGCGCGCGGCCACCACTGGCCTTGGAAATTCTCCTTGCTGTATATCGGCCGCGGCGGCCCAACGACGGGGTAGAGGTTCTGCGCGGACAGTTCCTCAGCAGCCCAATCGAACTCTGCTAGCGCCGTCAGGATCAGTCTGGCGTTATTCGCGCAGTTCGGGCCAACAATCAACAGCGCCACTTTCCAGATCTGAGTGGACCCGGAAACGTTCGTGAGCACGTCCGCCGGACTCCCGGTCATCTCGTAGCCGTTGTCCCGTACTCTGGCGTAAGGGTCGTCCTGAAGCGTGACGTGGATGGTACACACGTCCTCGGTGATCTTCCACGCCGGTTGCCCCTCTTGCTGCCACCCGACGCGCACGAAGTAATAGGCAGTGGCCGGATCGGTGTCCGGCGCGTATCCCAGGATCTCCGCAATCAAGTGCTGAAATGCCTGCTGTATTTGATCGGGCGAACGCGAAGAGCTCACCAGGGACGTGCCGTCTGGAAATGGCATTGCTTGAGCCTAACTTCCTTGCATTCTGACGAGCAGCGCCGCATAGAAGCCATTGTCGGACCACGGTCCCACCGCCTGAACGCGATACAGCGTCCCATGCCACAGGATCTTGTCCGATATCGCGCCCGCTGTTTCGCTGGTCACGTGGATCGGTTGCGTCGTCACAAACAGGATCGACCCTTCTACCCGATCACCCGCAGGAAATTGCCGCAACGCTTTGTCGCCAGCAATCGTCAGTGTGCCGAAGGCGGGAATGGTCTGTGTGGCATTCGCGATCCACCCGCCAGCACCGAATGCTCCGGTGGTCCTCAAAATTGCGAGTCCAGCGTTATCGTTGCCGACGGATTCTCCGAGGTCGGAATCGAGGGCGACATCTGAGAGGTCAAGTGGCATCGGTTTCCTTGCCGTTCTCGCGCACCACACTCGTGATCGCGCGCCGGAGCTGCCCGGTCGATATGCCGGGCCGAGCAGAACCCTTCTGGCGAATCGTGGATGGCGCATTCGGCACCCATCCGTTCGCTTCAGTCGGATATCTCTTCGCGGCGTTGGACGCCACAACCCCGGCCAACTTCAATTCACGTTCGGCCCTCGCTGGATCTTGCTCAAGCACCGCGCGCGCGGCGGCTTCCAGATGCGGCGTGATGGTCTGCTTGCTCTTCTCTATCGCAGGTTCGATCCACGGACGGGGAGGCTGGTTACGCAGAGTCGAACCTTTTGAAAACAAAAACATAGCCTCGGCGTTATTTATGGTTTGGCCCTTACCCCTGCGTGATGCTTTCGACGCAGGAATCCCCACGAGCACATCGCTGTTTCTGATCCGCTCTAGCGCCTTCTTGAGATCGGCAAGACCAGGACCTGACTTCGTGACTGTTACGGACATGTGGCGTTTGTCCTACCACAGGAGGCACATTCCTGCGCCCGCAGACCTCGCTAATTGTACAAAATCGTTGCCATAAGATGTCTGCGTAAACGATCCCCACTCTTCCTGCCCCGTGACTGGCTGGATGCTCTTGCTGGCAGGCCCAGCCGATGCTGAGATGAGAATGCCTCTGGCGAGCCCGGCGTGCGCCGCTTGGCCCGGCGTGTTGTAAATGTCCCCGTCGGATCGCAGCCATAAAGTGGCGTAGTGGGCCACGTACAAGCCCATCGCAACCTGCCACATCTCGCACCAGCGTGCCTGAAAAAGAGATGCGCTAGCTAAAACGATATACGCATTCAAAACCGGCACAGGGACAATGAACTGCGAGATGTCGAGCGCGGTAATGGTCACCGTCCCCGACACCGTCGCCGCGGCCGACATGGTGAGCTGCGAATCCGAATCCACCGATAGGACAGTGGCACTCGAAGGGACGCCCGGCCCCCAGAGCACCTGCCCCGCCGTCAACCCCGCCGTTGTCGCTGTCACCGCTGCGCTGCCCATTGTGAGCACAGCGCCGGGGATTGGCGTTGGTTTCGCCCCACCCGCGAACTTCGGGTAGAACGAAACGAAGTCCCCGACGCAGTACGGTGGATTGGTCCCTATCACGATATTGCTGGCGCCGGAGAATTGGGCGAGAAAGCATGCGCCTTCGTCGCCCGATCCCCACTGCGTTTCGAGCCAACCGTTGAAGTCAGGGAACATGGTTTGTTGATGCCTACGCGCTTACGCCCAACTTCTTCGCTTCCTGCGCCGCCCTGCGCGCAGCAGACCACCCACCCTTGCCGGACGCCTCGGACTCGTCATCCGTTGCGCCAGCGGGCTTCTCTGTCGCTGCCGTGGCCACTGCCTGCGGGACCGGAGGAACTGGCGGATAATCTTGAACCTTGCTGGCCGGCCGCTTCCCTGCCAGCACGTCCCGCAATTCTTCCTGTCGCGCGATGATTCTGTCGGCGGCCTCCGGCGTGTAGCCCGCCGCGACGACCTCCGCCTTGCTGGGGACGTAGATCCCCGGCTCGGGCTTCGGTCCAATCTCTGTGATACTGCCGTCCTGCACTGCGAGCTTGAACGTGCCCGTCTCCCTCACCCAATCCGGAACCTGAAGCGGCTCAGGTCCCGGAGTTACGGTGAGAGTTTCATGGCCGTCCATGATGAACGACTTCGACTTACGAACGATCAGCTGCATGAACTGTCTCCTTTGATAGCTTGTACTAAATCTCGATTGTTAACTCGTTTCGCTACAACGATTTAGATCGCATCGCCGTAGACTTGCGTGGTGGTCCGGCGATAGACCACTTGGCTCATGGAGCCGTAGTAGATCGTCTCGTAGGAACCGCCGTTGTGGGTGGTGGGCACGGTCATGCCCTTCTGCATTGCCGTGGGCACGCCCAGGTACAGGCAATCTTCGTCGTTCCGATAGCAGACCGCGCGGTCGGTGGCCGGAGAACCGGCGCCTTGACCCGAAATCCACGGATTCGGAAGCTGGTCGATCTTGAGCGGAGTGCCGGCCGCGGTCGCCACGCAGTTGGTCTCGATGTACTTCTTCGCGCTCTCCCAGCCCACGCCGCCGACGGTCATCGGGTTGGTGAGCAATGCGAACTGCGTGTAAGGCAGCAGCAGGTGGTTGGGCATGGCCGCCGCAGCGTCGTAGCCGCTGTTCGCCATGATGGTGTTGCAGAACAGGTTCACGTCGTTCAGCCACTCCGTCGGGGTCTTCTTGGACCACTGCGGATAGCCGCTGGCGCCGTTGGGCACGACGATCTCCGGCACGGACGGATTGTTGATCAATCCGGGGAGCCCGTTGAAGCCGAAGTACGTGTCGTAGTCCAGTGCCTTGTTCCAGATGGTCAGCAGGCCCTTCTCGTACATCTCCTGGAGTGAGACGGGCGGCGGCATCCCGCTGGCTTTGGCCGTTTCGAGCGCCTTCAGGTCCAGGTAGGTGATGGAAATGCCGTGCGACCACTTGTGCACCTGCACGACGCCCTTCTGGATGTCGGCATGGACGATGGGAACCTCGGTATTGCTGGTCCCCTGGATGCCAAGAGCGTTCACGCCCGGCGAGGCGTAGTTGGTCGCGAACATCGTGATGAACTCGGGGAAGCCTCCGCCGATTTTCACCTTGATGTCGCGCGGGTGGGTGATGGCTTGCAGCGGCTCGACAATCTTGGTGTCGATCTGTTCGAGTTGGGACTGCATGAAGGCGAAACTACCGGCGCCGACCGCATCGAATGCGTGGGCGGGGTATCCGTCGAAGGCGCGATGGCTGGAGCCGAAACGAATGGGTTTATACATGGTGTTTGTCCTTATTCCCTTTCTGGCGCGCGCTTAGGCGGCCTGCCTCCGCATCAGCGTGAGTTCGGCCACGTTGTTGCTGTCCATCACACCGGTTTGGAACACGGCGGCGGGAATCGCGAGCGTGTTGGCGAACGTGATCGGCGTGCCCGCAGCGAGCGCCACCAGCGTGTTCACGTTGATGGTGATCGTGGTGCCGGAAACGGCGGTCACATAAGCGCCGGACGGGATGCCCCAGGCCGTAACGATCTGGCCCACCGCGATGCTGGTCCCGCTGGCAACGGTCAACGTCGGGGAGGCAGCGCTGGCCGTAACGGTGGTGGTCGCGGCCACGTCCGCAGCGGCTTCGATACCGCCGATGACGGTGCTAACGGCAACGTTCGAGACGACGCGGAGATAGGCCGCGCCATTCGCCTGTGGAGTGCCGGCGCGAACCAGCACAGCCACGGACCCACCTTCCACGACCTCACCGATCATGCCGGGCGCGTAGTAGCCGGTTTGGAACTGCGAACCAGGGACCACGCCAACCGGGTAGGTCAGATTGGTTTTGACTTCGCGGAGCGCGATACCGGCCCAATACGCCAGCACGTTGCCGATGTTGGCGGTCGCCGCCGCGATGTAGTCCGCGACGGAGCGCCACGTTCCGCCGGTCGAATCCGGGATCAGGACGGTGGTGTCGCCAAAGTTGAGGTTGAGCGTGCAGGCCGAATTGACGTTCCGCGCCTTCGCGATGCGCAATCCGTCCTGGCGCGTTACGGAGCCGGGAAAGCCAATGCCAGTGCCCGTAGGGGGAATGACCTGGCCGAAAGAATATGCAGGCATGTTACTTTGTCACCTCCTCAGTGAATGGGACGCCCTTGAGCCGGGCATCGTAGTAGCGCTGGAGCTTGGCATCCCGCTCCTGTTGCGCCGTCTGTGCGTTGGGCGCGATATCCGCGGCGCGCGTGCTGGCCGCTCCCGCGAATCCCGCGTAGCTGCCCTTGCCCGCCTTGCCGCTTCGGCTGTAGCGCGCCAGTTGGCCGTTGAAGGCCCTGCGTACCGCAGCATCACCGCACCGCGCCACATGGGGCCGTAGTGCGTTCAGGATGGCCAAGGCTTCGTCGCTGCCGGGTCTGCCACCTTCCGCCCCCGGCTCGATGAAGCTGCCGTCGGCGGCCACTGCGCGGCGATCCGCGACAACCGGCTCTCCCTCGGCGCCTTCCTGGTGCTCCGGTTCCTGCTCTTCTTCCTGGAAGAATTCGGAGAGCAGTTCGCGGAGTTCTTCGAGATCCACGTCTTCGGCCACCACGGGTTCTCCTTCCATCACCGGCTCGACGTTGCCTTCCGGTTCGATGTCCTTGCCCGTGAGCATCCGGTCCAGAGCCGCGTGCATCTTGGCCCTGTGAGCGTCCGCTACGGCGTCCTTGGCTCGGCGCTTGTCGGCAACCACGGGTCCGGGTTCCGGCTCCGGTTTCGGTTCAAACTTCGGTTTCGGTTCGGCGGGAGGCGTTTCGTCCTTGCCCTTGGGTTCGTCCTCGGGCATGGCCTTGGCTGCCTCTGCCATTTCTTCGGGTGTGGTCTTCTCGTCTCTTGCGAGCGCGAGCATCCCCCTTCCCCAGATGTGGCTGAAATTCATCTTTGGTCTCCCTTTGTTGTTATTGATTGACATTGCCGGTGCAGCCTCGCCCCCGGCCTTCTGATCCGTTGCTCTCGCCGGTTCCGGCTCAGGCTTGGGATCGGAAACTGTTGGTGGTGCGGATTCTGTGGGTGGTGCGGCGGGCGCAGGAATCGCTGGGGCAGAATCGACCACCCTAGCTTCACCTGCCCGCCCGCGCCCTACGGTGGCGCAATGATTGATTCTAATATCCTTCTGCGCTAATCGCTTCCCGTCCAGGTCAAGTGAGTACGAATAACCGAGGCTCAAATCTGGCCTTTCGCCATTCTTGATCTGTGATGTCAATGGCTCGCGAGTGACCACGATGTCACCGAGAAGCGGTAAATCGCCGGATTCAAGCGGCTCGTCGCCTTGCCGGACGTTTTGGATATGTCCAAAACTGAGCTCTCCGACATTTGACGGATCAACGAACGCGCCATTTGCCGGGTGCCCCATCACAAGGGGCTTTCCATTCCCTGAACTGAGAGCCTTATCATCGAAGACCTCTTCGGGTGCCCGGTATACGTCCACCATCGCGGATGGATCGCTAAGATCAACGCCGAGAGCATCGGCGGCTTCTTGTGGCAATTCACCAACGGAATATTTCTGCGTGCCAGACCTCCCTAAAATTGATCCAAGGCATACAACGAACCCGTCTTCTGTTTCGCCGATGTTGTCAGAGATCCGACCAGTTACGAAGAAGTCTTGAGACATGGTATTCTCGTATTTAGCCGCCTAGTGACGGAGTAATTACCCGGAACGAACGCAGGTGCCTCACCTGTTGGCGGCCATGGAATGAGGCGAAGTCGTTGAGGCATCGATGATTATTTACAAGCTCACCAACAAGCTGAATGGAAAAATCTACATCGGGCAAACGGTCGGAACTCTTCATGTTCGGTTGCTGCGCCATGTCAGCTACGGAAAATGGCCTATTCAACGTGCGATCCGAAAATACGGGATTGACGCTTTCGATTCCGTTATTGTCGATACAGCCGCAACACAAGATGAACTGAACCGCAAGGAGCAAAAATGGATTGCTCTATGCGACTGTATGAGTCCTAAAGGCTACAACCTAACGGCTGGCGGAGGCGGCATAAGCGGATGGAAGGCTACACCAGAATTCCGCGCCAAAATAAGCAAAGCCAACAAGGGCCGGAAGCGATCAGATGCGTTCAAGCAACGGATGCGCGAGATGCACCTCGGAAAACATCTAAGTCCAGAACATTGCGCCAAGTTAAGCGCTGGGCAGAAGCGACACTATGCCAATACCCCCCGCAAACCGCCCAAGCAATACATCAAAGTCGATCCAGCACTCACCCATGAAAAGCGCCGTCTTGCGAATCTTGGACGACGCGCTTCAGATGAAACTCGACGCAAGCAGAGCGAGTTGCGCACTCGCTTCAGATTCGACCTTGCCACACTCGCCGCAGAATACCGATCCGGTGAAACCGCAGTATCCCTTGCTGCCAAATACGGCTGTAGCGATGACATCATCGCCAAGAATCTCCGCGCTGCGGGCCTCGCACTAAGAAACCAGACCGAAGCCAACCTGCTTCGGTACAAGCGCGATTTCCCAATCCAAGACATCTGCCGTCGCTACTCCGCTGGCGAGAGCCTCAATCGATTGGCTATTGAAAATTCGTGCAGCGTGGCGCTGGTCACAAAACTCATATCGGAATCCGGAGTTCCGCTTCGCCACGACAAATCAAGTAAAACTCAAACCCACTGTAAACGCAGCCACGAATACACGCCCGAAAACCTAATCGTCCACCACGGCAATCGATCCTGCCGAGAATGCCGCAAGATGGCATCCAGGAAATGCTGGGCTAAGACGCATCCACAATCCACACCAGAAACCGATGCGCCCACACTATTCCCGCTCTAAACGCCGCGCCGATCCATGACGCAGTCGAGCGCACGATGCAACCGCGCCGCGCGATCATTTGCGGGGCTCATGGCTCCGATTCCCGCCTTGACCGCGCCGGTCGCGTGTTCGAGCAGCGAGGAGAGCAGCCCACCGTCCTCTGCCGTCAATCCGCTTGGCGCCGCGTCCTCCTGGATCTTGCCGTTGGCGTACTGCCAGATCCGCTCGCCTGTCTTGTTTCCTTCGCCGTCCAGGCGTTCGTACTCGTACCCGGTTTCGCCCTTCTTAGCGTACTGACTGTCGCGTGGATGCGTCCCAACCTTTCCGGTGAAGGAATACTCGCGGCCTTTGTACTTCACGTCGCGGGGAGGTTGCGCATCGGCGGCCACTGCTCGTGCTCTCCTGTCCATGATGCAGTCCAGGGCACGGTGCAGGCG